CAGCGGCTATCCATTGAACAATATAAAAAGTGCGGCGCCAGCAGATGCTGCCAAGTTGAGTCAGGAATTAGATAAAATCGTTGTAGATATGTCTCGCGTCGGCAAAGCCCTGGACCAATGGGCAGCAGGAATCAACACTGGTGATCCCAAGGATGCTGCTGAAGCCAGAGTAATGGTAGGACAACTCAAAGACATCAAAGATGCTATCTGGAAAGAAACACTAGATCCATCAGATACTAGTGGCCAGGCCCGAGCTCAAGCGTTTGCCAAGCTTGGTACAGCCATTGCACAAATACAAAACATCAATAGCTTTGTTGAACAATCTAAAAAATCAGGTGCTGCACCCGGAACACCAAGAGTAACAACAGATCCAAGAACAAACGCTTTCATGGTTGATCGTCAACCATATGATCCAAAGAACCCCGTTCACGTAACAGCCGTGAAAGACTTTATAAACTCAAAAAAATGAATCTTTTAAAAGAAGGCGGCAATGTTTTCAAAGACAAACAAGGCCAACCACTAACACAACGAATCAACCAAGCTGATGTGCCAGGCACTGTACAATGGCTGGAATCTGTGCTGGGCATGGATCTCAGCGGAGAAAAAGACCCTGCTACTGGATACCCCAGTCGTTGGCTGGGCAGCACAGGAAAAAAAGCCACGTCAGGTGACCTTGACATTGCCATAGACACAAACGAAATCAGCAAAGGTGAACTGGCCAACAAGCTCACAAATTTTATCGTCAAGCAGCAGTTAGATCCAAAAGAATGGGTCAGGCAAGGCGGGGAAGTACACTTCCGCACTCCCATCAATGGTGACCCTGATCGGGGCTATGTGCAGACTGATTTTATGTTTTTCCCTAATCTTGACTGGGGCCAATTCTTTTATGGCGGCGCAATAGACTCTGCTTACAAAGGCATGAACCGTAATGTGCTCATGAGCAGCATTGCCAAGAGCCTGGGACTCAAAGTGGGTGCCAACGGTGTATTCAGCAGAGCTAGCGAAAAGCTGGTAAGTCAAGATCCTGATCAATTAGCACAGTGGCTACTGGGATCCAACTTTGATCGTGGGCACTTAAAAAATGTTGAAAGCATTTATGCAGCACTCAGTAATGATCCTGCCATGGATGCCAAGCTTAAAGATTTTCGTGATTATCTAGCTCGAGAAGGTTTACAAGAACCACAGCAGGGCGTGGCCGAAAGTGAAGCAGGCTTTTTGGGACGACTGCGTGATCGTATTGTGAATCGTGGATATGTTGCTCTTGTAGAAGCAGAAGCAGCCGGAGTAGGCGGTAGAGCCAAGGGCATCGAACACCTGGAAGACTATGTGTTTCGCAAAGGCACAGCTGGCATACAACAGGCCTTGGAAATTGTGCAGCAGGCCACAGCGGCTCCCAAGACTACCACAGCCAAATGGGATGGTAAGCCTGCTGTGATATTTGGACGCAAACCTGACACAGGCGAGTTTGTGCTCACAGACGGGTCAGGATTTGAAGCCAAGGGCTACGATGGCCTGGCCACAAGTCCCCAAATGATGGCTGACATTCAGAACCGTCGATCTGGTGATAGAACTGAGTTGATTCAGATCTATGCCACATTGTTTCCTTTGCTAGAAGCATCACTGCCGCAAAACTTTCGAGGATATGTCAAGGGTGATTTGTTGTACATGAGCACCCCGCCCCTGCAAGCCGGCAATTATGTGTTCAAGCCCAACACTATTGAATACCGTATTCCAGCAAAGAGTGCCCTGGGCCAGCGCATCAGCAACAGTACCATTGGCATTGCTATTCACTCAATGTATGCTGATGTGGGCGAGCCACGTCAGCCACTGAGTGGAGTAGCATTTAATCCAGTACCTGGACTGATGCTGGAAAAACCAGCTACTCCCAAGGCTTTGCAGACTGAGACCAATGCTGAAAAACAACTCAGAGAGATAGTTCGCACACACGGCAAAGACATTGATACCTTGTTTAATCCAGTTGAACTGCGAGCACACAAGATTACTGACCTAGCCAAACTAGCAGTAGACTACATCAACTCCAAGGTTGGTGCACCGCTAAACAAGCAAACCCTGTTGCCAGAATTTGGTGACTGGCTACAACAAAAAGTTACCCCACAAAAGTTCAACAACATCGTGGAATATCTACGTAGTCCAACATCCAACACCACTGCATTGGCCGCTGCATTCACAGCATTTGTTCTGTTACATGATCTAAAAATGTACCTTAAACAGCAGGCCGATACTGAGTACCCAGGGCAAGAAGGCTGGGTTATGGCTACCCCTGCTGGCTACGCCAAATTGGTCGGCAGATTTGATCCCAAAGCTTTTGCTGCTCAAAATCGCGCCCAAAACAACCCTCAACAGGCATAATTTTTACCAAAAGACTAAATAAGAGTAGGAACAACATGTTCCACTAACTTAAAGGAAATTATCATGGCAGTATTAACAAAAGTAAACGGCACAACACAACCAGTGTTTGCCATCGACGTACAAAACGGTACCATCGCTAACACAGCTAACATCGCGGCTGGCGGCCCAGTGCAAATGGCTGGTCCCAAGCTGGACTTCTTCAGCTTGACAGCCAACAGCGCTCTTAGTGCTAGTGGTGCTGCTAATGCTACTGGTTATATCAACAACGTGTTGCAAGCCGTTCAGCAAACAGCTACCATTGCTATGTATCAAGTTACACCAACTGCACCAACTGTGTTGAACATTGCGTTGTACCCAACAGGTGCATACACAACAGCTACCCTGGTTACTGCTGCTCAAACAGCCAACGCCACAGGTGGCTTGAACATTGGTATCCCAACTGCCAACGTTGCAGCGAGTGCTACTTTCACAAACGTCTAATTCTAGACTCACCGTGAGACAACCCCGGATTAATTCCGGGGTTTTCTTTTGTCGTTAAATACTTCGAAATGAAAGTATTGTGTCGCACACTGTTTGATTGTACTCGCACCGGGGTAACTGGTCGCTTCCGCGGCCCTGAATTGCCGTTTGTTGATGCTGCTGGACAATCAGTTGTGACACTTCAAGACTGGACCAGAAGTCGTAACCAACAGCGCAACTATGAAACATTGTTGCAGATATTTGGATTGAGAACACAGCCACAAGAAATAAGTGAACCACAGTGCAATAACACACGGTGGTCATTTACATTTGAGAGTGAAAACGAAAAAGTGTTTTCCGTTGATGGCAACACTGATGAACTTGCTGCTCTAAAACAAGACTGTAATGGCATACCCATGATGTTGGCTCTAACAGAAGCTGCTGGCGTTGAGCCAGTGTTGGTGTGTCAAGATAGCAAACAGAACATTTGGTTTGAACTGGTAAATAACTAACTATGGTTGACACTACCGATATTGAAAAAAAGAGCCTTGAAGCTCACGTGGAGCTCTGCGCTGAGAGATATCGCATGCTTGAACTCAAACTGGAAACAGTAGAGTCGACCGTGAGCGAAGTAAAAGATATCATGCACGAAACACACGATTTAGTGCATGCGCTGGCTGAAAAACGCAATAGTCAATTAATTGGCTGGAGCATAGGTATTATAGGATTTTTGATTGCAGCCCTGGGTTATGTGATCAAAGAATACATATTAAAATGAACCATCAACAAAAAGTAGAGCGTTGGGCTGAAAAAGAGATTCGCCGCAATTTTGATCACTTGATAATTGACGATGGTAATCAGCTGATTGCTTTTGGGTTCTATTACCTAGAACAACGTGATCAGGGCTGGGTAGTAAGTGATCAAGATCGCGTTATCCATCAATTTCAAAACAAAAAAACAGCCATAAGTTGGTGTGTGGCTGACAAATACAAACGATACCAATTGGCCAATAACATAATAAATCTTGATCGCAAGAAACAAACAATTGCAGCAGACATATACTGTCGCAGAACACTGGGTGAGCGCAGTCGATCTGAATCTTTTTATGAAACTGTGACAGCAAAAATACAGCCCAAAATTATGCAGTACAACGGGATAACATCCGAACTTGAAAAATGCATAAATCAGACTAAATATCTACAAATTAGAGGATTCTCAAATGAAACTAAATGAACTTGCGGCACCCAAGCCCAGTAAACAAATTGGCAAAGTATTCGAAAGTTACTTTGGTCGCACTATCAAATTTGATCAACTTGATCGTGGTCAAGCTCGACTCATGTTGAGAAAAGTGCAAGGGCTATTGAGCGAACAGCGTAACTCTGTAACTCGTCATCAAAGCGAGCGCAACCCTGCGTACTTGAAGCTGGTTATGATGGAGTCTGCCTTGGTAGCTCGTATCAAAGAAGAACAAATACCGGTGCCCCCAACAACCACTACACCCGCGCCAGGTGCAAAAATTGAAGTCAAGGACCCCAAGTTGGCCGCTGCACTGAAAAAGAGCACAGCTGGTCAGCAGTTGAATCCTGAAGAACAAAAGCTTGTGGCCGGAGCTGCCATGATGAAGGCCGAAAGTCGCCTACGTCGAGCAATGACACGCCTGAACGAAAGCGAAGTTCAACAAGCACAAGTGGTTCTTGCTGCCCAAGACATGGTGGACCGCATGCAAGGCATGTTGGAAGATGTTAGCGAACTACAATTCAAAGAACTACCTGCTCTAATAGACTCTATCAAGAATCAAGTCGGTATTGATCAAGCAACACAGTTCAACGCTGATGCTACCGCAGCCCTGGCAGGACTATTACAGAACATCCAAGGCGCCAAACAACAGCTTGACTCTGCATTGAATGTGGTAACTGGTGCAGCGCCTGCTGGTGGAGTTGATGCTGCTGCCGATGCTGCTATGGCTGGTGCCGACATGGGAGCTGCTGCTGGTGCCGACATGGGCGCTGCTGGTGCCGAAATGGATGCTGCTGACATGGGCGCTGCTGATGATTTAGCTGCTGAGTTACCTGAACCTGGTGCAGAACCAACTGGTGCTGTACTTGGACGTGGCAAGAGATAAAAATGCGAATCAACGAAGTTGAATCTTCGCCAACGCCGGCCCCAAATCAACTAATGGGGTTGGCGGATTTTCTTGCGGGCCGGGCCAAAGACACAAATGGCCCTAAACAAATAGACAAGGCCACATTCACCGAATTGGCCAGCAGTATGGGAATCATACTAACAAACAATCAATTAGTAGATATTGTTTCTAAACCACCATTAAGCAACATGTTTGAACCGGTGGATCCCAATTCTGACAAACTCATGTTCAAAGGTGCTGAACAGCTTGACGTAGGCATGCCAGTTAACAAAGCACAGGACGTTGTGGCTCAATCAGCCAAAAAGGCCATGAATCGAGACCGCGGCGTCTAACCAAATTGGATCAACAAAGGTTGACCTAAAACGTTAAATATAGTATAGTGTTGTTACTGTGTTTATTTAGGAGTCTAAAATGAAAAAAGCTGCAATTGTTGTTTTAATGAGTGCATTGGTTAGTACTAACGCCCTGGCCTGGGGCGATCGTGAACAAGGCATCCTAGCTGGCATGGCAGCATTGTGGGCCTTCCAGAAACTTAACCAAGCCGATGCTGCCCCACCGCAGCCTGTTTATGTTAGACCTCAACCAGTGTACGTCGATCGCCCTGTGGTTGAATATCAGCGGCAACAGTGTAGTCCCTGGATCGAAACTCGTAACTGGGACGGTACTGTGACTAGATCTAGAACCTGTAACTACTAATGGCATATTCAGAAAAAGTAATTGAGCATTACGAAAACCCACGCAACGTGGGTAGCTTTGCCAAGGATGACCCCGAAGTGGGTACTGGCATGGTTGGTGCACCGGCCTGCGGTGATGTAATGAAACTACAAATCAAAGTGCAAGATGGCATCATCACAGACGCAAGATTCAAAACCTACGGTTGCGGTAGTGCGATCGCAAGTTCCTCTCTTGTTACCGAGTGGGTTAAAGGCAAGACGCTGGACCAAGCCGCAGCTCTTAAAAATTCAGAGATTGCTGAAGAACTTGCCCTGCCCCCAGTCAAAATCCATTGCAGCATCCTTGCTTCTGATGCCATCGCTGCTGCAATCAAAGACTATAAGGAAAAACACGATCAAACATAGAGCAAATAACTTTGATAAATAAAGTTATGAAAAATCTATGTAACTGTGGTTGTGGTATTCCTCTAAGAAAAGATAACAAAACTGGATATCAAAAAGGTCACAAGCCTTGCCCTGTATGCGGAACTCTTGTTAAAGGGTCAGGAATAGAATGCTGTTCAAAATCTTGTGCAGCAAAGTTGCATTGGCAGCGAAATCCAGATATGAAAGAGTCACGAATATGGAATGCTGATCGGTATGCGACTCGAGAAAAAAATAGAGACACCTGGACTAAAAAGTTGTCTGACTCTTGCAAAGGCAGAATACCTTGGAATAAAAATACACAAGGATTACAAACAGCCTGGAACAAAAACTTACCAGCCAATCAGCAACCGTTTTACGGCAAAACTCATAGTGCAGAATATTATCAAAAACGGGACAAAACTGTTTTTGAAAAATACGGCGTTGCCTGTGCCCTTGAATTAGCAAAAACATCTCCGAGAAGCAAAAAAGAAAAACTCTTAGAAAATGTGTTAGTTGGATATCAATCAAATAAGCGAGTGGGTAGATACAAACCTGATTACGTAAATGAAACCACAAAACACATAGTTGAAGTTTATGGTGATTATTGGCATTGTAATCCAACTGTATTCAAAGAAGATTTTTATCATCCTCAGTTAAAGAAAACTGCCAAAGAAAAATGGCAATTGGATTTTGAAAGACAGACCAGCCTGGAATCAATGGGATATAATGTTACTATTGTTTGGGAGAGTAAGTTGGAAGAATTTATAAAACAATATGATAACGTTCACTGACACAGCCCGAAAAAAAATCGCCAAACTAGTTGCAGTCAAGGGCTATGCAGGAATTCGGCTGGGCGTTAAAACTACAGGTTGCTCAGGACTTGCTTATGTGTTAGAATACGTAAACACCTACCAACCCCAATCGGGCTGTATCAACTATGCTCAACCTGAGTTTATTGTGTTGGTAGATCAAAAACACGATGTGTACTTGCAAAACACCGAAGTTGATTATGTTCGACAAGGCCTTAACGAAGGCTTTGAATTTGTCAACCCCAACGAACGCGATCGCTGCGGATGTGGCGAAAGTTTTAGAGTTTGAAACAAAAATACATTGATTTATACATGGACTGGGCTCGCCGTGCTGCTGAACTCAGTCATGCTCGTCGCCTGCACGTGGGTGCTGTGATAGTCAAGGACGACACAGTGATCAGTTACGGCTACAACGGCATGCCAGCTGATTGGGACAACAACTGTGAAGATGAAGTATATCAGCAAGATGGTACAATAGGGCTAAAAACCAAACCTGAGGTGTTGCATGCAGAAAGCAATGCTATTTCTAAATTGGCAAAGGGCCATAATAGTGGTGCTGGCGCTGACATCTTTATTACTCATGCGCCCTGCATTGAATGTGCAAAATTAATCTATCAATCAGGAATTCGTCAAGTGTATTATAGTCAAGCATACCGAGATAACTCTGGCATTGAATTCTTAGAAAAATCCAACATTGAAGTAAACAAAATATGATCGCTCAACGTTACAATTACACACCCTTGGATCGTACCACCATTGACGGCAAACGCCATTACTGTTTGCCTGATGGCAGCAAGGTTCCCAGCGTTACAACTATCTTGGACAAAACCAAATCCCAAGAGTCACGGGAAGCTCTGGCCAATTGGAAAAAGCGTGTGGGCGAAGCCAAGGCACAAGAAATTACAACAGAAGCTGCTAATCGTGGCACACGTATGCATGCCTATTTAGAGCACTATGTTTTAAGTGAGGACATGAAACCCTTGCCAGGTAATCCTTATGCACACCCTTCGTGGTTTATGGCAGCAGAAGTCATACTCAAGGGTCTGAGCAATGTTGACGAATTTTGGGGTGTAGAAGTTCCATTGTATTATTCAGGCCTGTATGCAGGTACCACAGACTGTGTGGGTGTATGGAAGGGCCGGCCTGCAATCCTAGACTTTAAACAGTCAAATCGTCCCAAAAAGCGTGAGTGGATTGAAGACTACTTTTTGCAGTTGGCAGCATATGCAGCAGCACACAACGAAATGCATGGTACAGAGATTGATACTGGTGTTATTTTAATGGCTGTGCAGCCCAAGTTACAAGCAGACGACACATATTCTACCCCAGAATATCTAGAATTTGTTGTGGAAAAACAGGAGTTTGCACACTGGTCCAACGAGTGGATGAAACGAGTGGAGCTATACTATTTGACACGCTAAATATGTGATATCGCAAGGACTATCACTGTGGCAATAGTACAAATTTCAAGAGTCACCCAACGCAAGGGTTTAGCATCAGATTTACCTCAACCCTTGGCCAGCGCCGAACTTGGCTGGGCCACTGACGAACGTAGACTGTTTATTGGTAACGGTACGCTGGAGGACGGCGCCCCAGTTATTGGTAACACCGAAGTCCTTACTGAATTTTCAGACATTCTGGGCTTTGCTACATCCTACATTTATCGAGGCGAAGCAGCAGGATACACTGTACAAACTGGCCCCACACTGGGCAGTCCTGCGACGCAGAGTATTCAAACTAGACTTGACAGCTATGCAGTAATCACAGATTTTGGTCCCACAGGTGATGGCATTACTGATGTCACAGCAGATATCAATCGTGCACTGTATCAAATTTATTGCAGAGAAGTAAACCCTGCTATTCGACGCAGTTTGTTTTTCCCCGCAGGTGTGTATGTGATCACAGACACCTTGGACATTCCTCCCTATGCCAAGTTGTATGGCGAAGGCGCTGAAAGCACCATAATTTATTTCAACGTGCAAAACTGGACCAGTGCAATTTCCTATGCATCGGGCGTGTTGGTTTACAACGTATCAACTGGTTTTTATTATCGTTCCAACTATGTTGTGCCAGTTGGCAAAAACATAGGCGACAACAATCCTGACGGCGATCCTTACTGGACACAGGAAACACTGCCTGGTTATATTTTTAGAACAGCTGACAGTCTGCAACAGATTGATGCCAACATTGAAACCAACGGTGCTTTGCCACCGGGCAATGTTGAAGTATCTGGCATGAAGTTTGTAACCAATCGCACAAACAGTGCAGCACTGATTCAAAACGCTTCTTCGTGCTTGTTTGATGCTGTGAATTTTGAAGGATCATTGAGCTCTGCAGAGCTAGTATCGTCTGCAGCAGGCAGCATGGCTGTTGATTGGGCCAGTACCAGTAGCTCGGTGTCCAGCAATGCCACATTCAACAACTGCAAATTCTCCAAGTTCACATATGCCACAAACACTGACCAACAGATCAAGGGTGTTACATTCAGCAACTCTGAATTCACAACCCTGTATCAAGGTGTGGTACTGGGTGGATCAACACCGGTCAACGGTGGTGCCACTGGTGTTAGAATTACACAAAACACATTTGATGATGTGTACAAAGAAGGTATTGTGATTGAGAATGTTGGGTTGAATTGCTCGGCCTACAACACCTTTTATGATGTGGGCAATCACTTCCAAGGAGTCGGTACTCCTGAAACTGCTATTATCAACATAGATGGCGACAACAACGTGTCTGTTGGAGACATGTTTGAGCGTACCACAGCAAACTCTGGCGACCTGCATCCAAGAATTGCACTAAACAATCGCAACAACATGGCCATGAGCATGAATGCTCGCAGCCTAACGTTCTATCAAGCTGGCTCGGCAGTTGACACATTCAGCAACACACTAGACCTTGGCACTTATCAACGCACAGCCGGTATTGAAGATACCTTGGTCAACAACAGCACAAACGATCTTGTGGTGATATCACAAACTGGCTTGGCCCCAATTTACGCATTTAAAATTGACTATACCATTATCCGCGGAACCGCATACCGTACTGGAACTATCAGTGCCAGCAGCGGCACTGGCTTTTCCTATACAGATGATTTTACTGAAAACTCTACCACTGGCGTAACACTGTCACTAGTGGATAATTCAGGTGATGTCACGGTGTCATACACAACAACTTCAACCGGTACCAACGGCAGCATTAAATACAGCATTACAAATCTCAGTTAATGCTGCCCCGAACTTTTGCTGAAAGACTTGAGTCTTGGAAAGACCTAAGACTCAATGCTCAAAATCTTCCCTTACAACAATCGTTGGAATTGATTAACTCTTGGTGGTTTCAAACCCCATGGAGAGTTTACCATTTGCACTGGGATGATCGGCCCACATGGCCTGATCCTTGGCAACTCTTGGATGACAACATGTATTGTTCTCTTGCTCGAGGACTGGGAATAATGTATACTCTAGCTATTATAGAGCGTGATGATACGCAGGATGCCGCGTTGGTCGAAGTTGGCGGCGACAATTTAGTCCAGGTCTCAGGAAAGAAATATATACTGAATTGGGAAGCCAATGAGATTGTAAATATCAACCTAGAAGCAACAAAAATGTCACGTTGTGTGACACTGGATCAGATACAACAAAAATTAAGGTAACGATGAAGCAAATTACTGTTTTAAAGCGGGATGGAACTCGCGAGCCCCTTGCCCTTGAAAAATGGCAGACACAAATTGCAAAAGTTTGTTCAGGAATAGCTGACGTGAGTCAGAGCATGGTAGAAATCAAAGCCCAATTACACTTTTACGATGGCATCACTACCAAAGAAATTGATGGGATTACGCTGAGGGCCATAGTTGATCTAATTGATGTAGAATCAAACCCAGACGTGGGCCACACCAACTATCAATATGTAGCAGGTAAACAACGACTCAGCATGCTGCGCAAAGATGTGTATGGCAGTTATCAGCCACCTCGCTTGTATGATATTGTTAAAAAGAATGTGGCCACTGGCCTGTACACACCTGAGCTACTAGAGTGGTACACTCAAGAAGAGTGGGACAAGATGGAAGACATCATTGACCACGCCAAGGACGAACAATACGGCTATGCTGCTATTGAACAACTGATTGAAAAGTACCTGGTGCGCAATCGCAGCACAAAAGAAATTTACGAAACACCGCAGGTGCGTTACATGATTGCTGCTGCCACAGTGTTTCACAAAGAAGAGCCCAACAGTGCTCGGATGAAATACATCAAGGAATATTACAATGCTGCTAGTGATGGCCTATTCACTCTTGCTACTCCTGTGCTTGCTGGTCTTGGAACTCCTACTAAGCAATTCTCTAGCTGCGTTCTTATTCGCAGTGATGATGACCTGGACAGTATTTTTGCTAGTGGAGAAATGATGGCCAAGTATGCCAGCAAGCGAGCTGGCATTGGATTAGAAATTGGACGCTTACGTCCACTAGGCTCGCCCATTCGCGGCGGTGAAATCATGCACACTGGCATGATCCCGTTCTTGAAGAAATGGTTTGGTGATTTACGATCATGTTCACAAGGAGGTATTCGTAATGCAAGTGCTACTGTTTTTTATCCTATTTGGCATCATCAGTTTGATGATCTTATTGTGCTCAAGAACAACCAAGGAACAGAAGAAACCCGAGTCCGTCATATGGATTATGGGGTTGTGCTTAGTGCTTTCTTCTGGAGAAGATTCAAGAACAAAGAAAACATAACCTTCTTTGATCCTAATGAAGTACCGGATCTTTACGAGGCTTTTTATAGAGACACCGCGCTGTTTGAGATGCTATATCTGCAGTATGAAAAAGCATCGGGTTTACGCAAAAAGGTCATGAGTGCAGAAGAAGTGTTCAAGAGCGGCATACTCAAAGAACGCAC